AAGGTGCATTTGTTGGCCTCGTTCTCGCTCTGAATCTGCGTCGCGGTGACTTGCCCAGGCTTCAGCACGATCAGTTCCGCGCCCGTCTGTCGCATCCTTTCCTCTTGGTCCTGAATCGACACCCTGCCAGCTTCAATCGCTGCGCCTGAGTGTTCTACAAACTCCATCGAGCCACCTATCGGCAACTTGATAGCAGATGCAGCGCCAACAGTGATTTGCGCCTCGTCTGCGCCGGTAATCGTCAGGATAGGAACGCGGGCAACGTGGAGAATGGTTTGCTGATCTGAAGAAGATTGCCAGTGTTCTACGTTCTGATAAGCGAGTTCAAGCAATGGAGGAAGGCCAACGCCAAACGCCTTGCGAATGCCGTAGAAGAAGACAAACGGGATTTCAGGAAGGGAAGTAGTCCCTTCGTCAAAAACAGTCCAATCGTCCCTTGTTTCGCCTTTGCGCCACAGTTGCCATGCACCAGGAATTAGTACCCGTACCTGCTCAACCTGCTTCGTTCCGAATTCCCCGTCATCAACGGTTACGGATTCAAGCAGGCGCAATTGGATAAGGCGGTCGGCCCCGTTCACCTTTTCCGTTTTCCATCCGAGGATTGTACCGGGGGCGTACCTGGCGCAATACGGACGAACGCCGGCAAGGTTTGCGTCTGCCTTCGTTCTGATCTCGTTCGCTTGGGGATAATCGACCAGGATTCCGGACAGTCCATACGCTACGCACTCGCGCATCGTGTCAGAGGCAAAGGCGTGCAGGTTCCGGCCTTGTTGATCTACATCCTCGCACCATTCCATGATGTTGGTCGGTACGTCCTCACCATACGCAAGCGGGCGGGAGAATGGCTTCGCTGCCATAACATCCACGGTGCGGGAGAATGCCGGATACAACGTCGCGGTGTGGAGGCGATTGTTGTAGCTGTCGTCTGCTTCGTTCGGCCATTGCGGGAGATAGGTCTTCCCTCCTTCTCGCATAGTAGAGGTTCCGCCGATCAATGCGCGGATCATGGGCCAATGCTTTTGCATGGACTGGACTTCTGCCGATTCTGAGCGGACGTTCTTTTCCATATTACATTCTCAATTGGGTGACGATGGCGATTCGCCGTTGAATCGGATAACGGTAGGCAATGAAGTAACCGCCAGCGTCAAGGCAGTGATCGAGGCCCGATGTTTTATCAGGCTCCCCATTCTTGTCGTAAGGTTGCTTTTCCAGTGCCTCAACGTAATGCGGGCAACGTTCAGGATTGACCTTGTAACGCCGCTCTCCTTCGTGATGCAGCATTCTGTTCATGCTTAGAACGCGATCCTTGACCGCGGGATTCGTTGGATTGACACATACCGTCAAGCCGTGTTGCCTCAATATGTGCAGATCGGACTCTGATGCGTTGTTGCTCTTACGGCTATTGCCAGAAGCATCCGGATAGACCATCACCTGGTGGCCTGCATCCTTGTATCTGGCCTTTATCAGCTTCGCCATTGCCGGCGTGTCGAATACGTCTAGCAGTTCCTCTACCGCGTGCGGATCATCACCCCGCAGGACATGAACGATCGCGCTCATCTTGGTTACGTTGAAGTCGATACCGATATGGAGCGTTTCGTTCGGCCTGATCGTTTCGTTCGTTGCGTTCAGTGTCCGGTCAAACTCCGGATAAACAGAGCCAGCCGTGAGATTGACGAATTCGCCATCCAGGTAAGCAGACAACAAAGCCGACGGGTAGCTGTTCCGCAGGTTGTCGATATAGCCATCCGGCAGATGCTCGGCGTTATCCATGGTCTTTGCGCGGAACAGTTCATAGCCCGGCGCTCGATTCTTTACCCATCGCTCATAGACGAATCTAAAACCTTCGGGGGTAGTTGCGACTGCTACGGTGTTGCCAATGCTGCACTTCTGGCGATTACGGGCGATGACCTTGTTCCAAACCTCTTTGGCCTTCTCTGTCGGCAAGGTGTCCAGTTCATCTAGTACAGAATGCGCTACTTCGTATCCAACGATCCGCGATGGTTGTTCCATTGTGCGGAACACGATCCGACCGGCGCCCGGAAACTCAATATAGGCGCTTGTCTTGTTAAGCCTGTATCCCCATCCTTTACGCTCGCACAGTTCAGGGAATCGCCTGAAGGCAATATCCTCAACTAGAGGATAGGTCGGAAGGTAATAGGCAATGTCGCAATCTCTGAAGTGAGATTTTAGAGCCATAGCCCTTGCAATTGCCGCCGCCGTCTTTCCGCTTCCGAACCCACCAACGAACGCAGGAAACGAGGCTTTAGACGTTGCGAACGCACGTTGCGTTTCCGTAAGGCTCATACGAAGTCATCAACGCTTGCGGGTAGTGATTTTGTTGTGAGTGATGCGTCCAGCCTGTCGGTAAGCATCCCAAGCAATTTGGCCTTGCCCATCGTCGCAGCCACGGCAGCGGATGATTGCGGGCTATCTGCTTTAAGTGCAGTATCGCGCGCCTCTTCTAGCTCTCTAATCAGGCTTTCTACGGTGATTGCATTGCGTTGCCTTGCATCTTCCTGTAATTCTTCAATACGTAGGGAAATGGTGGGGTTTGCCAATAGCTTCCATGCTTCAGCACGAATCGAATTGTCGTTCATGTTCTCGACGCTATACGACATCCGGTAAGCCTCGCTAGCTTTGCCCGTTTCCATGTACGCAAGGCAAAAGGATTCTCGTTTAGCAGTCAGGCTCATTTCTCTATTGGAATAAATGCGACCATCCGGCTACGCTTTCGCGCTGGTCGCTGCGGTTGGAGGAATAGACGAACGCAGCGGAGAACGCAAAAAAGCCAGCAGCTTTTGGCTAGTGGCTTTTATTTGGGCGAACAAATCCGCTGAATCATCACGTTACACGAAAAATATGCAGAACGCAAGGCAATGGTATTTGCGATATCACCTAGCCATGTTGGGCTGTGTTTGAAAAAACAACGAGCCGACCATTGGGATATTTACTCCACACATAAAGTTAAGTCCTTGGCCTTTGTATGTTCTCATAAAGTACGCAAACTTTTTTCCTCCTGGAGTTTTGTTATAAATAGCGACGAACCTCCATGTTAGAGACCAAGACCAATGCAGTGAAAAAATAACGACTCCGCGCGTTATCTCACCATTTGAATGCATTGGATTAAAAAGACCAATAGGCCCAATATTCACAGCACAACGCCCTTTCTTTTGCAGATAACCACTAGCCTGGCGTGCGCCTCGATCAGCGTTTGCTCGAAGTTATTACGTGGGAACCGGAATACGCTACAGACACCATACCGCCGGTTGATTGCAGCAGTTTGTGGCGGCTCAAGGCTGCTAATGCTGGCATCTAGTGTTTTCATAGTTATTGAGTCTGACCGCTCGCACATATCCTCGAATGATTGAAGCCCTTGAGCAGCGAATCCTGCCGAGCGGGATTTGTATCCGTTCTTCGGGCGCCATGTCGATTGCCATTTTGCCCAATCCTCTAGCATACAGACGAGGGATTCCAATTCAGTTCCCATTTTTTAGCGCCTTCAAAAGTTGCTTGTGTTCGGTTTCTATGCGTTCATAATCTTCTTTACGCCAGCGTGGAAATTCGTGCGGTCCTTGTAACCACTCAACCACATCAATCCCGACATCAGGCCGTTCTGCCAATGCCTTGCGATACTCAAGTTGATTGCCAGACTTGCTCACGTTGCACGAATAGCATTGAAGCCAGATGTTCAAATGTTCAAAGCGAAGCGCAGGACATCGGTTCCTTGGTATGAAATGACCCGCGTGATACTTACCAGAACGGGCAGGATTGGAGCAGCTTATGCAAACCTCTCCAGATGCAAGTAAAAAAGCGCGGCGATATGCGTTTACGGCTTTCTGTGCTTTTTCCGCGTACCAACTAGGCGGGTGAAGTGCTTCCTTTTTCAATCGGATAACCTTGCGGTCTTCCTGTGCTGCAATCCTTTCGGCTTTCGCTCTACGCTGCGCTGATTTTGCAGCTGCTTTCTCTGCATACGCAACCATGCAATTAAACGCGCCACAGGTCGTTTGCATTGGCTTTGCCGGCATGTATCGCGTGCCGCAGATTGGGCATTTCCTCATTTTAGTTAATCGAACATCCAAGGCGGGAGTTTTCCGGCTTTATACCTGTCTGCCGCCACGCTTCTTTGGTGTTTTTCATGTTGCTCTAATGTCACGCTGTTGTTAAAAACCAATTTTTTCCCCTCTGTTTTTGCGCGTTCCTCTGCACATTTCCCGTGTGAAAACTCGTGCGGGCCTTTCCCTCTTGGCAGGCCGCATATCGGACAAGGATTATGTATGCTTTTCTTTTCACCAGCGATCATTTGTAAATATCGCTCCACTTTACAGGAGGCTCATGCATTGATCCCCATGCTAGAACATATTCCATCAAACTAGAAAACCGTGCTTTTGACATTGCGGCGGTTGATTCTCTTAGGTTGACCACCTCTCCCTCAATACCAATAACCATTTCTGCGGGAGATCCAGTAGCAATGGAATGAGCAGATACCATAATGGTTTTCCATTGCAGCATAGGCCGCTTCTTGCCCATCCATTCGCACTGTTTTGATATATCTGTCAGCAAAGGGTGGAGCATTCTGTTTTGTGCATCGCTTCTGCTTTCTGGTCCTACCTTGACAACATAACCATCTGGCGCCGCCAGGACATACCGGCATATTGCCTTGCGAGCGACCTCTCCTGTGATTACTAGCTGCCTCATGCTACGAGTTCCATCTGTGTAGACTTGCCCCACTGGCCAGCCATTGCTTTAGCAATTCCAGCAAACGTCTTTGATCGTTCCTTCCACCTATCGGCGGATGGAGGCATTTTGTGGATTCGGGCTTCGCGACCCTCAACGAGGTTCGTCGGAACCAACAGCGGCAATCCTTTCAACCAAAGGCAAGTGGCTTTTGTTTCGCCGTGTCCGTATTCCCAAGGTTGGATAACTTGATCCGGCTTGCGGTACAGGCTGGACATGATGCATACCGGGTTTTCTATGGCTGTCATCGGTATATGCGCCGATTGCCGAACAATTCGCATGAAAAACGACACCGCAGATTGTTGCCTTCCATTTATGCGTTTTTCCTCGAAATGTCTGGCGCCGGAAACACTCAAATGCGTGCATGGTGGATGAGCAATCATCAAGTCCCAAGGGTAGTCGATAACATCGAACATATCTCCATGATAGTGCGGCCCTGGTGTTTCGGTAGGCAACAGGTCATAACTCATGAC